GTTGCTAAGCACAACGTAGGCGAAATGGTTCATGCAAGGGATCTGGTTATCAACTACTGGGCACGCAGCATCGAGGCGGCCCAGCGAAAGACCCACATCATCCCGATCTACCGGAACGAGATTTACAGCAAAGTCAAGCAGGGCGTCTTCGCTAACGTCCTGGACGAGTCCTGGTTTACCTCTGCCCCCTCCCCAATGGTAGGCTACTATGGCCAAGTCCAGCACGACAACCGCCAAGGCATCGTCCCGCCGCAGGCGGACGAGGACTCCCCATTCATCACCCTCGAACAGCATCGATTACTCGATTTGGACCAAGACGGGTATGCTGAGCCGTACATTGTCACCACAGAGTTCGGTTCCAATCGTGTACTTCGCATTGTGTCCCGATGGGAGTCTGAGACCGATATAGACTACCGCGGCTCCTCCCGCGAGATCGTCCAGATCCGTGCCACCGAGTATTTCACCAAATATGGCTTCATCCCTGCCCCCGATGGAGGTATCTATGACATGGGTTTCGGCTGCCTCCTCGGGCCTATCAATGAAGCTGTCAATACCGCCATCAACCAGATGCTCGACGCTGGTACGATGTCGAATTCGAATGGAGGGTTCCTCGGGCGAGGCGCCAAGCTCCGTGGCGGTGCAATTACGTTTGCGCCTTGGCAATGGGTACGAGTGGATTCCACCGGTGACGATCTGAGAAAGTCGATGGTGCCATTTCCAACTCGAGATCCGTCGAGCACCATGTTCCAGCTCCTCAGTCTCCTCATTACCTACGCCGACCGACTGTCAGGCTCCACCGACGCGATGGTAGGTGAGAATCCTGGGCAGAACACCAAGACTGGTACCTTCAACGCTACTATCGAACAGGGAATGGAGGTTTACTCTAACATCTTCAAGCGAATCTGGCGAAGCATGAAGGAGGAATTTAAGAAGTACCACATGCTCAATCGGGTCTATCTGCCGCTGAGACAGAACTTCGGCTCGAAGGGCAGCTATGTCCTCCAGGAGGACTATAAGAGCGACCCGGACCTAATCGTCCCGGCGGCTGATCGGCACATAGTCTCCAAGACCGTTCGAGTCCAGCTCGCCATGACTCTGCGCCAGGCTGCGCATTCCGTGAATGGCTACGACATCGAGGAGGTTGAGCGAAACTTCCTCCGCGCCTTGGGCATCGACTCCATCGAGAAGTTCTACCCCGGCGTTGGTAAGACTCCGCCCCTCCCGAACCCCAAGGTTCAGGTCGAGGAGATGAAGCTGAAGGCCAAGATGCTCGGCTTCGAGCACGACAAGTGGAAGACCGTCGTTGCTCTCCAAGCTCAGCGTCGCGAGACCGAGGCAAAGATAACCCTGCTCGAAGCTCAAGCACTCAACCTCATGCACGACATGGACTCGAAGGACGCAGCTCTGCGCCTTGAGGCCTTCGAAACCACCATGACCCTCCTCCGCGAGCATGCGGAGGTTCTCAACCAGCGTATTGAACTCTTGCAGAAAGGCAGTGAAGATGGCAAACCAACCGGATCCGCTGATGGGAATCCCCAGTCCGGAGGACCTCCGGGAATGGATGGAGGCGCCAGTAACCCAGGCGTTCCTGGCCTACCTGCGTCGTTACCGCAAGGAGCGAATGGAGCAATGGGCTGATGGAGTCTTCGTCAGCGATATGGATCAGATGTTCGCTGCGATGGGACAGTGTTCTTTTATCAAGCAGATTCTCGAGCTTAACCACGAGTCATTGACTGAAGGGCTGACCGATGATGACGCAACCTAAATATAACTTCGACTCTCCCGCTGCTAGACCGCAGGTCTGTCCGCGCTGCGGCGGTAGAGTAGACCCGCAGAGTAATCTGCTTCGCCACGCGCCGAGCTGCCCGGAGCTCGGCAAGCACGGTATTGCTAACACCAGTGGTTTAATACCCTGCGGTGTGGCGGTTCTCATTCTTCCTTACGAACTGGAGATAAACTCAAGCACAATCATCATTCCCGAGAACGTTAGAGAGCGGACGGTCGTGGTCGAGACCAGAGGCATTGTGATCGCGAACGGAGAGAATCTGGTTCCTGATCCCAAGCCTGAGTGGAATCAACAGCGGCCCCGCGCTCAACCCGGCGACAAGGTGATGCTGGTTCGCTATGCAGGTGTGATGATCGTCGGGCCGGCTGACCAGCGTCAGTATCGTCTCGTCAACAACGGCGATATCTACGCGAAGATCAGTAAAGAAGAGGAGCTTACCAATGGCTGATGAATCCGCCGGCGATGCTGGCAACGTCGAGGCTCAAGCCCGCGAGATGGGCTGGAAGCCAAAGGATCAGTTTACTGGCAACGCCGATTCCTGGGTGGATGCTGCTACCTACGTCAAGCGCGGAGAGCAGATCATTCCAATCCTGCGTTCCCAGAACAAAAAGAGCCAGGACGAGGTAGCTCGACTGCGTTCTGAATTGGAGCAGACCAAGACCATCCTGGCCGCCAATCAAGAGACCATTGAGGGACTGAAGCAGTTCAACGCTCAAACCGCCCTCGATGGCCTTAAGGCCAGGAAACAGCGGGTTATGACGGAAATGGCTGAGGCAAAACGAGCTGGCAATACTGAACAGGAAGTTCAGCTCCAAGATCAGCTCACAGAAGTGAACACTGCAATCAAGACCGCTGAGACCGCCGCGAAGCCAAAGCCGCAGGGCCAGACCTCTGGCCAGCCAAACGGACAGCCTAACCAGCCTGCCGCTGTTGACCCAGTTCTCCAGGGCTGGATGCAGGAGAATGCCTGGTTCGGCAAGGACCCAGTTCGCACCAGCCTTGCCGGCGGTATCGCGCAGCAGCTCAAAGCTGACCCAGCCACCGCCGGCCTCGTCGGCCGACCGTTCCTGGACAAGGTCGCGGAGGAGGTCGAGCGCTACATGCCCAGCAACGGGAATCGGGAGAGGCCGGATAAGGTCTCTGGCGGCGGTTCTACCGCCCAGGGCGGCGGCCGCATCGAGGGCGGGACATCCTACGCCGACCTGCCTGCTGATGCCAAAGCTGTCTGTGAGCGCCAGGGCAAGCAATTCGTCGGCCCGGGCCGAGCGTATAAGACCCAGGAAGAGTGGCGTAAGGCCTACGCCGAACGTTACTTTACCGAGCCTGGCCAGCTCTGGAGTGTAGACCGATGAGCACAGATATTTCCGATCTCCCGCCACTGCCGCCTGGTGCGGCCCAGGCCGTTCTAAGCGCCCTGCACGAGTCGTCCAGCGATCTGATCCGTACCCAGGTCGATCCAACCAGCGACAAGGGCCCGACGAACCTGTCCAAGAATCCATCTCTCACTCCTGAAGAGCAAGAGATGTATGCCCGTCGGCGGCCGATGTCTACGCCGACTCGCAAGTTGGAGGTCCCGGAGATCCAGGGCTGGCACATGCACTGGTTTCGAGACAGCAACATCCCTAGGGCTCTTCAAGCCGGCTACGTCTTCGTAGACTCCTCGGAGTTGACCGTCAACCAGTTCAATGTCGCAACGAGTCAGTCGATAACAGGGAATTCCGATCTCGGTACTCGGGTTCGAGTCCAGGAATCCTTCACCGAAGCGGGCCAGCCTGGCATGCTCACCCTTATGAAGATCCGCCAGGAGTGGTACGACGAGGATCAGCTAAAGATAGCTTCTCGTAACATGGAGATTATGAAGGCGATCTTCCGAGACAAACGGATCCTTGGCAATCCTGGCATGCGCCAGGACGATGCTGATGTTCGCTATGTGAAGACCGCCCTGTTCAGCCGAAAACTTCCCAAGGACGTTTAACCCGCGTCCTTGAGCTCATCTTTTCAGGTATTGACCTAGCTAATCTTCCTGTGTTTGTTAACTCTTAACCTTTGGAGAATCCAGTATGGCAAATGCAAACAAGCCCACTGGCTTCAGTCCGGTCAAGTACCTGAATGGAGCCGACTGGGATGGACGTGGCAACGTCTACTACATCGACAGCACCGACACCAACGCCTATTACCAGGGCGACCCGGTGAAGCTGGCGGCCGGCTTGGACCAAAAGTTCGGCCTCCAGACCATCACCCTGGGCACCGCAGGCGCGACGGCAGTTGGTATCTTGATGGGAGTGGGCACGAATCGCTGGGGGCCGTTCATTAACCCCCAGGATCTCACCCAGCTCTCAGCCCCAGTGACCAAGTCCCAGTCCTACTTTGCCCTGATCGCGGACGATCCGATGATTGTCTTCGAAGCTCAAGAGAGCGGGTCGGGAACCTTGTTCACCTACACCGCAGCGTCGAAGAATGCCAACTTCGCCACTGCAACCCCAGCCAGCGGAAATTTCCTTTCCGCCGCCTACATCGACAACGGGACCGTCCCGGCTACGACCTCGACCTACAATTTGAAGCTCTTGGGTCTGAGCCAGCGGATCGACAACGCGTTCGGTACTTACCAGAAATGGTACTGCTTGCTGAACAACCACAGTTACCGCACCGGCGTCGCCGGAATCTGAAGGAGAATCCTTATGGCAGGCGGCGTCATCACTACCGGCAACCACCCAAAGGCCCTGTGGCCCGGTATCCATGCATTCTGGGGCCAGATCTACAACGCTCACCCGACGGAGTATACTGACCTGTACGAGGTCAAGGACTCCGGTCAGGCCTACGAAGAGGACGTGATGATCACGGGCTTCGGCCTGGCGCCCTTCAAGGCCGAGGGCGGGTCGATCTCCTACGACTCGGAGGTCCAGGGAGCGGTACAGCGATACACCCATATCGCTTACGCTCTGGGCTACAAGGTCACCTTCGAAGAGCTTCGTGATAACCTCTACGAGGTTGTCTCGATGAGGCGGGCTCAGGCGAATGCCTTCTCCATCGCGCAGACGATTGAGAACATCGCAGCGGCCCCTTACAACGATGCCTTCACCGGCAACGTGTTTACCTTCGCGGGCGGTGCGGTAAGCTTGGTGAACTCAGCCCAGGTCAACGCCACCGGCGGGACGTACTCCAACGCCCTCACCCCTGGTGCGGATCTGGCTGAGACCTCCCTGGAAGACATGAGCATCCAGATCATGGGTGTTCAGACCGACCGTGGGTTGCTGATCTCCGTCCTCCCGCTGAGCCTCCACATCGCGAAGAACGAGTGGTACAACGCTCACCGGATCATGAAGTCGGTGCTTCAGAACGACTCGTCGAACAACGCTATCAACGCCCTCAAGGCGACGAATGCGTATCCCGGCGGGATCAAGCTGAACCACTACTTCACTCAGCCCCACGCCTGGTTCACTCGGACCAACGTCCCGAACGGAATGACTATGTTCTGGCGCGACCGGCCTATGTTCGACCAGGACAACGACTTCGACACGAAGAACGCGAAGGCGGCGACTTACTTCCGCATGAGCGTAGGTGCCACGGATCCCCGTGGTATCTTTGGCAGCAACGGACCCTGAGGGGTAGACAGCCAGCGGATTCGCTGGTTTATAACGGGGGCGCGTTATTGGGTGATAACCCGCCCCTGTTTTCCTCAGCTAGTACGTAACTCGTAACTGGTCCGGGTTAAAAGCCGGATCCTAAAGGAGCAACCTCGATGCCGATGTCAAACTTTCCTACAGGCTTTGCCGCTGGACTAACAATCCGCGGAATGCCTCTCTTGCAAACCCAGCCAGGAAATGTCTACTGGGTGGACAACAGTGCCCTGACTGTTGGCAACTCCTACAACCAGAACCGAACCGTGGGCGGTTCGGACAGCAATCCTGGTACGTTCCAGCGTCCCTTCGCCACCATTGCCCAGGCACTTAGTGTCTGCCAGCAAGGCAATGGCGATATCATCATGATCAAGCCGGGTCATGTGGAGCACATCACGGGGGCCGGAACTACTTCCGCAGTGACTGACCCCTCTGGCGCGGTGACTGTTAGCAAGGGCACTACTCTCGCCTTCAACGTCGCCGGCGTAGCGATCATTGGCCTGGGCTCAGGCCCGCTTCGTCCCACCCTGATCTTCGACACCGCGGCGACTGCAAACATCCCTGTTCAAGCCGCCAACATGTCGATTCAGAACGTTCTTCACCAAGTCAACTTCGCTAACGTCGCCTCGGCCTATACCGCCGTTTCAGCCAGCGTCACCGCCTCCATCACCGGCAACGTGATGAACGTGACTGCCGTCGGCAGTGGTACCCTCTATCCTGGCGCGGTGATCATGTCCTCCGGCTCGGGATTTATCAAGGGTACCATCATTCTCCAGCAGCTCACCGGCACGACCGGAGGTGTTGGAACCTACCAGGTTTCCCAGCGCCAGACCGTCGCCTCCGGCACCATCACCACTGGAACCACAGATTTCAATATCGAGAGCTGTGAGTTCCGCGACCTCAGTTCAGCGCTCAATCTGATCACCGTCTTCACCGATTCCGGCACTGCGAACGCCGCCGACGGCTTCCGCTTTGTCAACAACGTCATCTCCAGCCTCGGCACCACTGCGGCAACGACAGCAATCAAGTTCACCGCAGCCATCGACCGCCCGATCGTCTCGGACAACCGCGGAGTTTGGGCGATTCTCAACAGCACTGCAGCCTTGATCGCAGCGGGTGCTAATGCTATGACGAACGTAGATGTGGCTCGCAACCGAGTCGTCCGCCCCAACACGACGCAGACTACCAGCGGTCTGCTTATCTCGTGCACGGCGACGACTTGCACTGGCCATGTCTATGACAACTACGTCGAGCATCTGGCTACCGTTACGATCACAGGTATCTGCAACGCCAGCACTGGTCTGTTCTTCACCCAAAACTTCAGTATGCTCACAGCTTCTGCAGATCATTCAGGATCTGTACAGCCAGCTGCAGCATAAGGACATAATAGGAGTCCCATCATGGCTAATGTGAACTTTCCCACTTCGTCCTCTCAAAAGGTTCAGTCCCTCTTCGACATCGACGACACTCCCCTCGCAGACGAGGGCGGGTTCTTCGTCGCCACCAACCCGACCGTTGGTACTGCGATCGCGATGACGACCAGCGTGGTTGACGACGCGGCCACCGCGTCTTCCACACACGCCCAGTTCGCTCCTGCGATGCTGATCTATAACCCCCAGAACGCGAACAACCAGAACGCAACCTCCATCTACATGCGGTTTCTGAAGTTGGTCGTGGTCCAGGTCCCGACCTCCGCCACCGCGTGGAAGTACTCCTTCCGCCTGGACAATGTGAATCGGTATTCCTCAGGTGGTAGTCAGATCACCCCAGTAAACCCCAACACCGGCTCTGCTCGAGCCAATGCGACAGCGCTGGTCTACTTCGGAGCCATCGTCCCAACGGCCCTGCCGTCCGCCTCGGCCCGCCTTGTAGACGCAGGCACAATGGATACTGCTATCCCGGTCGCCGGCGATCAGTATCTGTTCAAGTTCGGCAATTCCGCCATGACCGACCAGCTCAATGGCGGTACCACCGCCAAGAATCAGACCATCAACGTCCCGCCGATCATCCTAGCTCCCGGCTGGTGCTTGGCCCTGGACATGTGGGGCGCGAGCAACGCGGCGGCTGCCAGCTTCGAGTTCACCTGCGGCTGGGTCGAGCGGAATCCGGGCCTGTAAGCGGAGGTTCCACAGTGGCCAACACCTACGACAGACTCATTGAGATCGATGGCTGGCGGAATGCCATTATCAAGGTCTCCGGCGTGCTTGACACCTCAGATGCAGATCTGTCCCCGGTGTTGGCACTGTCGGAGCTGGTCAATAACGAGACACGAGCAGGGAAGCTCGTGGGCCTCGGCCTGCGGCACATCTGGCACTCGATCGGGAATGGAATAGAGCTTATCGTGTTCTGGTCTAACGCAAACAGGGCAAACGACGAACAGTGTGTAGCAGTAGCTGGTCGAGGTCGAGAGTCGTTTACCTACTCCGGCGGTCTGAACCCGCGACAAGATGCTAACGGTTACGTAGGGGACATCAACCTTCGCACCAATGGCTACGGGCAGAACGTTGGGCAGCAGCCAATTCAAAACTTCACCGTCCAGCTCGAGTTTGTAAAACTCTACAGGAATGCCTGAGATGACAACTCCGTCGGACTTCAATACTCCCTCTATGGCCATTAAGATGGCCTTAGTGGATGCGGGGAAGCTGGATATAAACAGCGACCCCTCGTCAAGCCAGTTGGCCGACGGAATGAGCAGGCTATTCGGGATGATAGGAACTTGGCAAACCAAGGGGCTCAAGCTGTGGAGTCAGCTTGATCTCCCTGTGCCAATCACGGCCAATAAAGCTAAGTACGCAATAGGCCCTGGCGGCGATCTGGTAATGACTCGGCCGCTGCGAGTCAACATCGGTGCGTACTATCTTGACTCCTCCAGCAACAAGCGGCCGCTTGTTCCTCTCTCCTACGACGAATACATTCGCTTATCCAACACCGTCCAGCCGGGGCAGATAAACAGCTATTTCGTTGACAAGCAACAGACGACCCTGAACGTTTTCTTTTGGTTAACACCTGATGCTACCGCCGCCACCGGCACCCCCCACATCATAGTCCAGCAACAGCTAGCCCAGCCGGCTCAGCTAAACGACACCCTGAATTTCCCTGTTGAGTGGTTCCAGGCTTTGCATTGGGGCCTCTCGACTGAATATACCACCGGCCAGCCTCAGTCTATCATCGACCGTTGCGAGCAAAAGGCGCTAGAATATCGTACTGCCCTTGAAGACTGGGACGTTGAAGACGCCCCGACCAAGTTCGAGCCTGATCAGCGATCCATGATCTACCAAGGGCAGTTCCGCTAATGGCCCCGCAGTTTCAATGGACCGATATTCCGCTCAGCGTTCCGCTGGTGACCAGCGTTGAGTCGCGTAAGCCTACCAAGTCCTCCGATCATACTGCTATGACGGATGGTAGGCTGATTAACTGCTATGCTGAATTTAACAAGCGAGAGAACGCGTGGTGGATTCAGAAGCGGTTTGGCTATCTCCCCTCAGCTGCACAAGGCAGCGGGACCGGCAACGGGATGTATAATTGGCTAGGGGATGTATACGCTTTCTTCGGTACTACGATCTACAAGAATGGATCGGTGCTGCAGGCGGGCCTGGATAACACTGGGCAAAAGCCTTATCGATTCGTCCAGGTCCTTGGCGCTACGCCTAAGTTGGTGTTTGGCAATGGGACGAAAGCGTATTTCACCGACGGCACCACTGTCACCCAGATCACCGACGCCAACTTCCCTTCTGGAGCAGGAAGCTTCTGCCTCGGCTGGGCATATCTCGACGGCACACTTTACGTAATGAAGCCGAACGGGAGCATCCAAGGAAGCAACATTGATGACCCGAGTACCTGGAACGCCCTGAACGTTATAGTGGCGCGGGCTGAGCCAGATAAGGGAATCGCGCTATTCAAGCAGCTCGTCTACGTAGTGGCATTGAAGCAGTGGTCTACCCAGGTCTTCTACGACGCAGGTAATGCCAGTGGCAGTCCGCTGAGTGAAGTCCCCGGAGCCATGCTCCCCTTCGGCTGTTCAGATGCGGGGAGTGTAGCTGAGGTTGACGGAAAGGTCTTTTGGGTCACCTTCAATCGAACTGTCAGTCCACAGGTGGCGATGCTGGAGAATCTCCAGCTCACAATCGTTTCA